TATACAAAGAACATATACCGCTGAAAGAATAGATATCAGATCAGTTAATAACGGTAAGCTCTGTATTGAAAGCAAACTTGTTAAAAAACTAGGAAGAGTAGAACGTGTTGTTAACTGGGATGATGTAACAATCCCAAGTAATCTTTTAACTAAAGCAAAGAAGAAATGTGATGAACTCATTTTAGAAAATCAATCAATTACAGCAAAAGCAATTGATTTACATTATGCAGAAAACGATACTCCGTACTTTAAAATAGGAGATATCATTCCTATTTTGTCAAAACCGCATAATATTGAAACGACTGCAATATTGACTGAAAGAACTACCTACTTAAATGATCCAACACAAGATACCTTTTCTTTAGGAACTGAAAAAAAGACATTAACATCAAGTGTTAATGCTTCAAGTAATGCTGCAGATGATACAGCTGAAAAAATCACTGGTAATTTTATTAATGAAGTAATCAAAAAACAAACGCAACTTATCACTAATGGAAAAAACGGAAATGTACTTTATGGATATAACGAAAAAGGCAAATTGAGTGAGATTTGCTTCATGGATACGGATGATTTTAACACAGCAATGAATATATTGCGTTTAAATCAAAATGGGATTGGATTTAGTACCAATGGTTATAGTGGTCCTTATCGCTCTGCGTGGACAATCGATGGACGTTTCAATGCTGATTTTATTACTGCAGGAATATTAAGAGGTATTGAAATCATTGGTGGAAGTATCAATGTCAATGATAAATTCAAAGTTGATAGCAAAGGTAATTTAACCGCCATTGATGGAAATTTCAACGGTACAATCACAGGATCTACTATTAAAGGTGGAATAGTTGACGGAGCAACGATTTTATCTGAAACAACTACTACATCTCTAAGTATTTCAGGTGGAAGAATTGGCTTTAAATATGGAGATATAAACGTTGGATATATTGGTACCAACCAAATGATAAACACGCCAACTGCTAAAGGATTAGTATTTGACTTAGAAACTGATGGCTCTTATATGTGTTGGGCGAATAGAGATGGTACAACATATACTGCTAAATTGATATATTCAGCAAAGGCTTTTGAAGATTATACTGCTGATCGTGTCAATGTAGGATGTGATTTAGATATGAGAGGTAATACGCTTAGAAATGTTAAATTTGAAGGAAAAGGAATTACAGGTGCTTTAAATTTCGTACAAGTAAAAGAAGTCAATTCTAATGGAACATTACAAAAATGGAGTAATAACTGTAAGCTAGAATTTAAAAATGGAATTTTAGTATCAGGATCCGCTTGGTCGGATAGTTAGGAGAAAATGTATGGAATTTCCAAAACAAAAAGAAATTGAAGAAGTTGAAAATGAACAAATAGATGAAACTGTTGAAAATGACAACAGTACATTAGAAACACTTTTGATTATTGAAAAGAAGATAGATACTGTCATTAATTTGTTTAAAAAATTGGAGGTATTCAGTAATGAAGATAAAAAATAGAAAAGTAGAAAAGATTTTAAATGCGTTATACGCCATCGGTAATAGACAACCTGTCAAAGAAAGATTTGAAATCACAAAGATTGCTCATAAATTCAAAGACTCGCAAGAAATGATTGAGAAACAAATAGATCAAATTATTCAAAGTCGTTATGAAAAAGATAAAGTAACGACTTCAATTCAAAGAGGAGATAGTGAATATATTGAATTAATGAATTGTGAAACGGATATTGATTTTAAAGGATTTACTATTGATGAATTAGTAATTTACAATCCTACTTCACAAGAATTAGAAGCATTGTTTCCTTTGATTAAAGAGGTATAGAGGAATGATATTAGTGACAATTACACAACAGGCGGACAAGCTTAAATTGAGCGGTCATGAAAGAGTGTTTGAATATTCTAGAAACATTGAAATGAAGTTCATTAAAGATGAAAAATTTAGTGATTATAAAATAAACGTGTATGCACAAGTTGGCAAGGATATTCTTAAATTGGATATTACAAATGAAAATACTTTTAAATTAGATGAACGCTTTTTTAAAGAAAGTAAACAATTCTTTTTGTCTTTCTCATTAGCAAAAGATGATGAACTTATTCATTTTGAGATGATTAAAATTAATGTAAGGCCTTCAATTGGAAACGATTCAACGCCATTAGCTGACTCTAAAGGATTATGGGAAGTTTTAGTTCATGATGAAGTAGATAAATACTTCAAAGAAAACTTTCAAGCAGTTTTAGATGATTTCAACAAGAAAGTAGTCTTGACCGAAGAACTTTATAAAAAAATAGATCAAGCAATTGAGCAATGCGGAAAATACAAATTTGAGAATGGAAAGCTTTCATTTTTACAAGCAAATGGGAAATATGGAGATGAAATCATATTACCTATCACATCTGTTTATGAAGATGATTTGTTACAAAACAAAATCAGCCTAAAAACCGAAAGAAATGATGTAGCAAATAAAGTAGCTGTTCAAATGATCGATGCAAGCGGTAATGCAGTAATGATTGAAACATTAGCAAGCCAAGTTTATACAAAAGACGGGATTTCAATGCAAAGCTTGTTGAATGAAGCTATTTTTGTTTTAGAAGAAAGTGGCGGGGAAA